TCAACCTCTAAACCACTTTATGTTACCTATATAGTAAAACAGATACCTCCGTATGTCAATTAAATTGCTCTCTTTTTCTAACTTCCTTAGCTTTCTATTGCCCATTTTGTGAAAATGGATAACCTTAGAATTGCCATGTTTTACAAAAATGCATTCCATATCTCGCTCGTCTTTTATAGGTAATTTTTTTAATAATATTAACGAATTTTCATGCCTCTTTAAGTTATCTGCGTAGTAATCGAGAGATTTCGAGGTATCTGCAATAAACGAGAACTCATCCTTAGACATCTCGTGACCGTGCATATTTAAAACCCTATTTAGAGACCTTCCATCAATATATACATTTGAACCGTCAAGCAAGGGATTACTGTTTACCTTAAGCAGCTTACCTAGATAAAATCTATCTAAATCATTAAATTTAATAACACCTTTATAATAAAAATCGGATATAACGTCTCTAAAATCACCGATGCTCTTATCTTTAATCAGTTTTATATACTCAAAATCCCTCTTATAGCCCTTAACATAAAGCCTATTAAGGTTCTGCTTTAGTCCAGCTTTGTCGCAAAACCTTGCATACTACTGTACTTTTACTGTAATGGCAGCAGTCATATTCTGTCCGCCTAGATGCTGCCTTTTAAACTCCCTAAGTTCCCTTTCGAGCCTGCACTGGTGTTAAAATCTGCTTCATCAAGTAGTGCTCTTACCACTTTGCTGTTCTTTGCACCTGCAGTTCTCAGTGCTCCGTCAAGAGCATATCCAAATTGCAGCCTTTCGATTTCGGCTTTGCTATTTGACTCTGCCTCGGTAGCTGCATCCTTGTACTTTTGCACTTCGCCTTTAAGTCCATCGATGTTGACATCCTTAAACTTCTCAAGTGTCTCGTTCGCAGTTTTAAGCAGCGATTTAAGGTTAGTCTCTGAGGTTTTATACCTTTCGATGTCATTACCATTTTCGGTCATTATAGTATCAACAGCCTCCTTGACCTTATCCTCGGCTACTCCTAGTCCCTTAAGGAGATTTTCAATAACTTCTCTTTTCATGATGTTTTTCCTTTCTCGGTACGCTTTTATACGAGGTTGCTTCTCCTCCGTGTACATGATTACGCTCTGTACTAAGCTAATTTTTTGTATAACAAAAGACAGCTATATAGCTGCCTTAAGTATCGTTATTTGTTTACTAAAAAACACACCCTGCCTGAGTGGTTTTATATCATTGGGATAAATTCGCCTATGGTTTTAAGATACTCCATTACCTTTTTCATCATCCCGTTTTCTTTCAGATACTCAATGCCCACAGGCGTGATGTCTATATCCTCTAAGTCCATGATTTGAATTCCGTTAATATACTCCTTTACTCTAAAGCCTTTTACGTATCCGGCTTCAAGCATTTCGGACAAGATTGTATCTCTATATCCTTGCGGTATTTTTAGGTAATCTGCACTGATTTTAATTAAATTGACCGGTTCAGCCTTCTTCTTTGCCACATACAGGTCCTTTAAGATTTCAAATACTATTCTGAAATAATCATCCTTTGGCATGGATTACTCCTTTCTAATTCATATAGTAAATATTGTCATATATTTCCTGGAGTTTTTTACCTTCATCATTGTAAAATTCTAACTTATCATCAAAACCCACTTCAATTATTTTTTCATTTAGTGCGTCTAGAATATTCGCGTCGCTATTCAAAAAGTCAACATCAAAATATTTTTGTAGATACTTAAAATCTTCTGCTTTATATTTCCAAACACTTTCCATACATTTGTCTCCTATCTTTTAACGAGTTTTCTTGGGTTGCATTGAATCAATGTTTTTGTATCCGGATTAATTGCTATATTGCATTTATCATTTTTCAAAAGAATGCTACGCTCTCCCGCTTTGTTTACTTGTTCTTTTCCTACTCTTCCCACTTTCAAACAATCAAGTAAATCTTCTATAGAAACGCCGGGTCTATTGTATTTCCGGTTTAGTGCCGAATACCCAATCACTCTTCCAACAAAATGAGATGTATATCCTTCTATCTGCAACCCCAACGGAGTTTGCACCCCCACCAAATTATTTTGCACTGCTCTACTATATGCATCATACACTTTATAACTTAGTAATGGGCTTATTTCTCCTTTACTTACTAAAAATCTATAATTTATTAAATTCTTGTAGGCAGGAGAATTATTATATTTTGCATCATAGTATTTGTCAAGCACTTTTAATTCGCTGCTTTCCGCGCCGATTGACTTTAACCAATCTGTATGGTGCTTAATAGCTACAGTTCTTGCTCTTTGTGCGGCGCTTCTATCAAATCCTACAATCTTACCGGACGCATCTTTTACGGCATGAACTTGAGTTCTAGTCGTATCGACGCGCCTATCTGTGGCCTTGCAGAAATGTTTCAGCTCCGCTTCCTTACGCTTTAAATTAACCGCAGTGCTCTCCATCTCGTATTTTATGCTCTGCCTTAAGGTATCATCTTTCGCTTCATTATAAGCAGAATTTAGGCCGGCCAAGTATCTCTTTTCTGCTCGAATTTCACGTTCATAAGCTCTCTGCTTCTGTCCTGCTTCATAATTGGTGTATGTATCTCCGCCATATTCGTAAGTTTTGCTGTCCAAGCTGTCTAAATATTCCTTTGAGTAAGTTCTCTCAGTCCCCTCGTAATAAGCGTAAAAACTGTGTCTGCAGTTCCACCCACAAAGTCCTTCGCCCGTACCGTAGCCTGTTATATCATAAAAAGAGCCATATCCCTTACTTTTCCCACTAAGGCTGTATACCCCACCTTGCCAATCCGCGTGTGACGGTCTCGCTCCAGAATGGGCAGTAACTTCTACTAAATCCGTACCTATTTCATCACAGTATAGCATGTTGAGTTCGGCAGAAGATTGATTTACTCCGGTGAGCACTGCCCTGCGTACTGCAACATCAAGCTTGTCGATGTGCCCTGTAGGGTATTGTACAGTGAGTCCTGACTTTGCAACCTGTTTGATTGCATTTTTAATAGCAAAATCATAAGTAAAAGCACCCGAGCTTACCTGCATATTAGCAAGATTAACGGCGTTAATAAAAGCGTTTTGTCCTTGACTAGCAGTGGTCCTTGTAAGATTCCTAACCACGCCTTTAGTCTTTCTTATATGAGATGATAACAAGTTACCCATCGCAACATTTGACGCATGATCTAGAGGTGTCTTTCCTGCTATTGCAGCTCTGAGATTCTCGCTTTCCATATTCTCAAAATTAGCGTCTTCGAAGACTCTAGTAATTTCGGCTTCCGTCAAGCCCGATACCTTAGATATGCTATTAACAATATCTTTATACAATATATTCTGTTGCGTTAGTTTCTCCGCCTCAAACTGTGCACTTTCGGTCAACGCTCCCATCTTAACGATTCGTCTCGCAATATCTGCAACAAGCTGTTCGTTAATCAAGTCCATCATCCCCAGAAGATAGGATGTGCACTGCGCCAAATACTCAGGGCTAAGCATTACTCTTTTCGTCTGTTTTGTAAGTATGAAAAAAGACACCTCTTTCGAAGTGTCTTTAGGTTATTAAGATATTAACAAACTATCTTAGTTATAGGAATTGTTCCCTGTTGAGTAGCTGCAATTTTTACCATAATTGCATAATCTTTGATCATTGATACTCAATCCCTGGAATCCCCTCTTTTCGGTTATCGACAATGCTCCTATCAATGGAACTCGATTCGATTGAATTTTAGTTCCAGATATTTTTTTTATCGCATCAACCATATTTCTCTTTTTCATTACAATGTCCTCCTAGTGAAAATAATCCCATTTGTCTGTTGCAGTCTCATAAAATCTTCACACATGTTATGACATTCAAGAATCAGATTTTGTTCATCAGGGCTCTGACCAAAATCTTCAATTTGAAGTTTCAGTTCTGATAAAACCTCAATACTCAACGGACGACCGTGAGATTTCCATCGAGAATAATCTGATAGCGCATTAGCAATTTCTTTCGCACGCTCTCTTTTTTCATCCTCTGATACACCCGTTCCATTACTAGAATGAGTCTCCCAATTCTTAAACTTAAACTGAACTAACCATTTAACCAGTAAATCTTCTGTTAAATCTCGCGCCTGTTCGTAAAGGCTAATTTCCGCCAAGTCAAAATCCTTTAAAATAAGAAATTCAGCTTCGCTTATAGTTCCAGCTTGCGCTTTTACTAGCAGATCCTCTATTTTGCCAAGATATCCAAGTGCAGGGACAAAACGCCCCTCTTTATTCTGAACTTGTGGGTCTATTGGACCTAGTACAGAATTGTAATCCATATGGATATTGTCGCCACTCATACATAATATTGTTCCAGCACTATAAGCATGGTCCGGGATAATAAAATCAACCTCGGAATAATTATATCTAAAAATATTAACAAGCCTCTCAACTGTAATTGCATCTCCACCATTGGTTGTAAGAATTACACAAAGCTTTTCATGATGGCTATCTGCTTTCCTTGTTAAATCTATTACCTCTCTAGCATGATTGAGCAAATTTGGTTCTATGGGACCATTTAAATATAAACAATCAGCGTCGTAAAGATTCTCTAGTTCCTCTAACAAATCTTTTATCATCTGACTTGTTTTTAAAATTATTGGGTTAATCATTCCTCACGTCTCCTTGTTTAACTCATCCTTTCAAAATGAATTATACCACAAAAATATTTTTTTGCATAAAAATATTTCTCATATCACAAAAAACCGATATAGTCATTTTTACCCAGCAGAACAGGAAAAAGCTGTTAAGGTTTTAGACAAAATCAAGATATAAACGTGTACAGACCGTGTACAGAAAAAATGAACCGTTGAAATTTCAACGGTTCAGCTTGTTTTGGTGGAGATGGCGAGAGTAATTTGATATGTTTTTTAAGATTTACACATATATTCTTATGGCTATTTTTAGCCATTTCGAGCCTTATATATCCATCCTCAAAGTCATCAAAAATATATTTTTCGTATATAATTCGTATTTTTGATTTTGCTACCGCTACTCCTTAGATTGTATTCGCAAAACTGATTTATGGCAACAAAAAAAGAGGGCAAACGCCCTCTTGATTATCCTAGTAGTATTCTGTTTACTTCAGCCTGTACTGCGTTGTAGTCATATCCAGCATTAGTTAGCCTAGCTACTCTGTCGTCACCAACTCCCCAATCGCCACGGATAACCTCGTATGCAATATCGCTAATGCTATACGATGGTGTTGGTGTAGGTGCAGAGGTTGTGCCTAACACTCTCTCGTTGACTGCGTTCTGAACTGCAGTATAGTCATATCCAGCATTAGCAAGTGCTTGCTCTCTTGCCTCGCCATTTCCCCACAAGCCTTGTAGAACTTCCTTAGCTAGCTCATCAATGCTCTTTGATGTTGATGTAGGTGTGGGTCTTTCCTCTGCCACTGTCTGCACATTATCTCCGTTTGAACTCTCAGCTAGTGCCTTGATGTATTCTAGCTTAGCATAATATCTGCCAGGACAAGCAGTAGCGACAATATCCTTGTGTCCTATAATAGGTAGTTTGCCGTATACTTTCCATATCTCAGCGATTAACTCAGCTAGAGTTCTGAGATCACCAGCAGTCATCTCAGGTCTGCACTCAATACCGATTGATACTAGATTGTAGTTCCAATTGCCTGCGTGCCACGCTGTGTCCTCAGGGTCAACTATACAAGCCACTCTGCCGTCTTCTAGTACATAGTGCGCTGATGAGCCACCACCATTTCTGCAAAGCCAATTCACAACGCCCATAAAGGACTGTCCATCTGCTCCCCAATGGTGTACTACGATGTACTGGGGCTTGTTTCCCTGTCGGCCCTCGGTGTAGTTAGGGCTGTTGTACTGTGTAATAAATTCAAATGCCATAATTATTCTCCTTATTTGTTATCTTTGTTGAACTTTGCTGTAGAAATACCTAACAAAGTACCCATGAATACTGTTAGAACTGAGATTGTTCCAACAACCTGCTCGCCGTATGGTAAGCCCCAAATCTGAGATAGGCCGAAATAAGCTGCGCTTGTGGCTGGCAATGCGATTAGTGTTGCCCACTTCAGTATGTTGTAAGTTTCGTTTTTAAGTTTCATAATATTACCTCCTAAAATAAATTAAAAAGGCAGCATTTCGCTGCCGATTGACCAATTATTTTACATTGCAATTATCCTTTAGTGGGAGCTGTTTGACCTCGTCGACCACCTTTTCGGCCGTTCCATTGCCACCAAGTTTCTTGTATGGTAAATACAAGTAATCCACAAGGTTTTCGTACTCATCTCGGGTGATACACCCTCTTTTAATATAGCACTCTCCCAAGCTACAGATTCTGTCGTGTCCGAGTCCTCTCATCATCATCGCATAATCACTCTTACGCTCCATGTATCTCTGCACAATCATGCTTATAAAACTCCAAAGACCCGTACTTGCGAAAACCGCGATTATAATTGCTCTTTCCATACGCACCTCTATTTCCACTTGCCAATCGCGTAGATTTGCAAGTTTAAAATGTCTGCAGATGCGGAGCTCTGACTAGCAGCTACCGTCAACATCGTTGTATTTTGCGTATTGATTGTTTGAGCAGCGAACGAATAACCGTTGCCAATCTGCACTGATGCCGTTACGTTTGGCTTTACGATAAATCGACAAGACGATGGGAATGTAAACGTTTTTCTGTTAAAAATCATGTTGTTCCAGGGTGCTGCAGTCCATCCCGATCTGGAGTCTGAATCAACTGTCTTAATAAGCTCTAATCTCCCCCTCTTCCATTTCACGAACTGCCATCCATCGACTTCGCCTTGCTCTATGACATAATCCTGAGCTCTTCCACCTCCGTTATATAGCTCATTGATTGCATCTGCGAGATTTCTTGCGCTAGTTTTTAGCATATTCGTATTGCCCATGTCGTCTCTAACGCGTTTAATCTGATCTGCATACTTTTCATCTGTGGCTTTAATCTCTTGCTTGAGGTCCTGGGCAAGTGTCCCAGATAGTGCTGAGTTAACTGTACCAAAACTATCACGTAGCTGTAGCCATAGGTTGTCAAATAGTCCGCGATACTCTACAGCTGGAACTACCCAGCCACAAAGATTTGAATCCATCCTTGTATCAGATATGTTGACAGCTTCGATTGATGTTGCACGAGCTGGGATGTAGACATCAGCGATTGCCAGTTCGTAGTAGTTTGATTCTCTGATTAGATCCTGGGCAACAGGATTTGTTGCTGCAACGCCCTCTTTTAAATAGATGTCTATATCTCGTCTATCCTCTGCAGTATCGAACCTCAAAACGATTCTGTCGATACGAGGAAGGCTCGACGCAGGAGACAGTGTGATTTGTCTATTATTACTCTCTTTAAATACAGCACCCTCGATTATTGCGCCTCCTGGTTTTACATTGACGGTCATGCCTCCGTGTGCTGTGACCATAAGCCCATCAATGGGGTTAATAAACACACCGTTTCCCCAACAGAGCTTATTAAAATCTCTCTCATCCTGCGCTGTGATTGCTCTGTCCCATTCATTACCTATTATTCGTTTCGATTCGAACGGAAAACTCTTTGCCATACTATACATCCACCTTTCTGTAAATTTGCCTGTTTTGAGTTCCGAAAACAAGCTCAACTTTTACTGTATTTTTAGAATGAACCTCTCTAACTTCGACGAGCCTAGAAGTAAATTCTTTTTGTATCGAATCAATATTGATTGTACAAATATCACCCAGGTCGTAGTCTTTGAGATAATAAAAACGATGTTGGAGTACATCAACTGAGATGGTCTCTTGTTTGTAATTGTTCAACATCTCAAGCTTTGCAGCATCTCGCATTTTTGACCTTATAAGTGACTCGTTTGAGCTCTTAATCTCAATACCGCTTATGTTGGCATTAAAAACTTTGAGTGGCACACAGTGACCGAGATTGCTTGGCATGTTACCATCAAACTGTACATATTCATGTATTGCTCTGACCTTTTTGCCGTCCTTCCAAAAGCTATGCACCTCGTTTGACGTCTTAAAGTCATCAGGAATTTCCTGACTCACTAAAAATCCACTGTATATACCGCTTTCATCGTATGCGTATTCGCATTTCGAGATATTGCCCCAAGCTTCGCCAAAGAATACGTCATCACGCAAATCCTTGCCCTTTTGAACGTGCAACTCAATGCCTAGAAGCGGTTTGCCTGGTTCTTCCTTTGCCGAGAAAATCGGTCTGCAAATGAGTGTGTACCCTGCAGACTTTAAAGCTTTTCGCATAGCAGAGCCTGTACTTTCACCAAGTTCTGCACTTATAGACAGCTCGCTTGGTACGTCACTATCTGTGCTTAGCTTTGCACCGCTTACCGTTCCCCCTCCAGGCTGAGCGTACTTGTCACTCACAGTTTCAAGTAACCATTGTTTTAATTGCGTTTCAACTTCTGCCTTACTCTTAAATGTCATTGTCGAAATCGGTATCGTATAAGCGCTCCAATCAAGCACTTTGTCGATAAAAAAGCCTGACAAAGTGACAAATTCGCCGTTATTTTTCTCCTCATACACAACCTTTTGAACCATCGCAGTTTCAGGGCGCCCAATACATTGGATGTACTTGACATCTGAGTCATAGTCCTTAGCTGCCATGTATAGCACAAATGATCCGCACTCAAAATACTTACGGCTCCACTGTAGTTCGATGAAGTCAATCATCTTGACCTCTTCGCCGAATTTGTTTAGACACTTGATCATTTACACACCTCCGTATCTTCCAATGAAGCTTACTTCTGCAGTAAATGCTGTATTGCCATCTTTGGATATTTTTATTTGATTGTCACCATATCCAAGCACCATCTGCATGAGGTCTCTAGCGTCAAAATCGCTGTATGGCACGTCTTTACCATTCTTTTTGACCGATCGCTTGTCGCAATCAATAACGAGGACATCAGACGCATTTAAGACCGTTTTCACGCTAGTCTTAAGGTCGCCCATCTCAATGTCGATACCAGGTACATAGCCTGTTGACTTTATTGTAATTACGATTGGAGCCGGCTCACTACCGAGATAATTAACGACCTTCGTATCAGTCTTTGTTATCTCACCAAAAACAAGCTTGCCACCTCCTGGAGCATAATATCGCGTCCAGTGCCACATAGGATTTACTGCACTAAAAGCAGTCGTATCCTTGCTGTCGCCAAATAGATCAGCATGAGGTGACTGAAATAAGAGCTCAAGTGTCGGCTTACGATATACGTTTCTTGACGGATAACTTGCCGCCTTGAGAACACAGTCTTTAGCTATCTTTGTGACTCCAGCATATGTGATATACAAATCATAAGTATGGTTCGCATTATGAAATCCGATTACTTCAGCTCTTAAGCTATCATTAGATCCGTTAATTCTTGCCGACAAAGTAATCTGTCGGCCATGCTTTCTAATACCTGTTACGATATCACCGTGGCCAAACCCTCTCGCCTCTGAAAATACTTCAATTTCAGGAAAGTCAACACCTTCAAGTGTCAACATTTTCCAATCATTTTTGTTATAACTAAATCGGAGGCCATCACTTCTGACGGCCTCCACATTTACCATTTTGCTCATATCGCACCTGCCAATCCGAATTTTACTGCTTCACTTCTCAGTACTCTTGCATGTTCGCCTGGAGTCTCAACAGGCTGATTGATATTAATTGTCTGCATTACGGTTGTCTCGCCTACACCAAATCCATTACGTGATATCTGATTATATCTTGCCCCTGGAGGTAGCGTTATTGCATCTCGTTTTAGCCTTGAACCATTGTAGCCACCGTTTACAGTTAAGTCAGCCTCAACTCCTTGCATATCGCTTGCGAAACGGTCTTTTATGCTGCTCGTAAAGTCTGATACGACACCAAGTGCATACGCGGTCTTTCTCGTGATACCATTAGCAATACCGTAAATCAGATTGTTACCAATGTCCTTTTCTCCCCAACGGCTTGGTGATTTGATACCAAAGAAGGATTTTATCTTACTCTTAACCCTGCCAAAAAAACCACCAATCATATCCATTAGCCAGCTAAACTTGTCGTGAATTCCGTTCCAAAAACCTCTGATTATCTGACCACCTATAGATACAAATTTGCCAGGTAAACCTGCTATGCCATTAACTATACTGTTCACAAAATCAGCTATACCGCTTACAGCTCGGCTAACTAAATCTCCAACCCACGCAGCAATCTTTGCAATCACCTGCGCTAGATAAATTACTATTCGGATTGGAAGAGTTTCCCACCAAATCCAAAAGTCAATCGCTTTTGATACAAATGCTTTGATGCCGTTCGGCAATGTTTCCGTAAAAAATGTTACAATCCCATCAACGACTGCACCAACAAAGTTCTTGATATGGGTCCATATTCCTATGAAAAAGTTACGGAATCCGTCTGACGTTTTCCATAGGTAAATAAAACCACCAACGAGCGCTGCAATAGCCATTATGAGAACCATAATAGGATTTGCAAACAAAACTGCATTTAACAGTACCTGAGCTGCAGTAACAATTGTAACGACTGTTTTATACGCAATAAAAGCAGAAGCAACCATCACGATTAAGACCTTAAATTTATCAAAGTTCTTAATTAGCCCTTTTAAGATTGATGTCAACGGCTTAATTATTGGGACCGCATCACCTAGCTTTCCCAACCCTTTCAAAATCGCTGGTACAAGGCTTTTTGAAAATGCCTTGCCTAGACTCTTAGCCACAACCTTTATCCTTGGAATTAAGTTACTTAAGAATATCGCAATTGAGTCAGCAAAGGCTTGCATAGACTTATCGACATCCCCTCCACCAGCAATGGCCGTAAGCAGATTTTCCCACGAGGCTTTCATCTGATTTGCACTACCTTCTAGAGTAGAGTTTGCTTCTTTTGCTGTTGTTCCAGCTATTCCCATGTGAGATTGCATTACACTTAGTGCATTGACGATATTGCCAAAACTCATACTGTTTTCGTCGACAGTAATTCCAAGTTTTTTCTGCTCGTCTTTCATCTTAGATGCATCCTTTATAAGGCGCTGCATCTCCTCTTTAGTACCACCATAGCCGAGCTTGAGGTTATCTAGCATAGTATAGTTTTGCTTAGCAAAGCCCTGGTACGCCATCTGTATAGACTCTATCGATGTGCCCATCTTGTTGGCATTATCTGACATGTCCGTCACAGCCCTGTTCGCGTATTCTGCCGACTTCTTTGTGTCGCCATCAAGCGATTGCAATAGTGATGCACTGAAGCTTGTTACTGTCTCCATGTACTTGTTAGCGCTCATGCCAGCCGTCTTATATGCGTTACTTGCATACGCCATGACTTCTTTGCTACTATTTTTGTACAAAGTCTCTACGCCGCCTGCGAGCTGTTCGTATTGCGCAAATGACTTTATAGCCAAAGTTCCAAGCCCTACTGCGGTCGTTACGAGTGCAGCACCTATCATCGCTGCGCCTCTACTCACGCTCCCAGAAAGACTGTCAACACCTTTATCTACACCTGTGGTATCAAGCAGGGTTTTTATCTCTAAAACATTTTCATTCATTTACTATCCCCACTCTTCTTCAAACTTGCGATACTGTTCTTCTTCCTCTTCCGTAAGTACTGTTGGAAGCTCCCATGCGTTTCGCTGCTCTCTAAACTCTTTATCGGTTGACGCCCTAAAGCCTATTACCTGTCCGAGCAATGTCTTATCAGTGATGCCTTTTAGCAGTGCCTTGAATTTGTGCCAATGCATTTCGATTTCCATGATGTCGATTCCATATTGTTGCAAAAATGCACTATATATTAGTTCAGCATCAATATCAAAATCTAGTGTATCTACACCTGGATCACTCTGTTTTGGAACAGGACAAGGATTTGTATAAAACTCTACAAGTGCCAAGAATATGTCGTTAGGCACTCCCCAGCCTCCTTCAGCCTGAACGCAAGGCGAATTGCCCTTAAATAAAGGTCTGAAATCAGTACATTTATGGAAGTTTAGCCAGTATCTATAGTCTGTGTTTAAAAAAAAACGCCTCCCACGAACCTCAATCGAGTCGGGGAGACGATTTGTTAAAGTTAGCATTATTTAAGCTTCGCAATCTTATCCACGCTCTGTGCTACGTTCTCGATAACGTCAAGCGCAGGTGAATTTAATTGCTCTGCCTCTCTTTGTCTCTGATGCTCACGGACCCTCTGCAGATAAGCGTCAACGATGGAGTTATAGCAGATTGTTAGGGTCTGCAAATCAACATCGTCTACCTTTTTTGCATCAAGAACTACTGCAGCATTATCTTTGCCCAAAAGCTCTGAGCAAAATTCAAACTGCTTGCGATAGCACTCTACACCCTTATTAGCGACGCTCAAATTTCCAATCTCGTCCATTTTTTTCTGCACCGCCAAGGTTTTCTTAGGAAGGACGTATTCAGCTCCGTCCCATATTAAAATATCTGCCATATTATTACTCCTTTATTACTTATGCTTTAGTAAACGTTGGAACGCCAGCCTGAAGCTTTGCTGTTCCCTTTTCGACTGTGCCGCCAAATGGCAAGTCAAATGTAATTGTGCCTTCAACTGCATTCATCGAGTCAATGCTTAGCGTTGCTTCTGTAAGCCATGCTTTGTTGGCACCGTTTGGTGTGTCATCAAAAATAAACACAATCATAGCCTCGACCTTTGCGTCAGCTCCAGTTGCAAGTCCATAGAACTTTTCCCAAATGAAATCAAAATCCGGCTCGCCCTTATACATTGTAAGTGGCATGCCATCAACTCCAGGCTTGTACCCTTCAAGCTCTGTTGTTGGCGATTCATCTGAGATGTAGTCGTAGTCCTGCTTCTGTGGATCAAGCTTAATCTCAAGCTTTGTAGCCTTCTTGATTCTGGTCCACTTCTTTGTTTCCTTTGTGCCTGTGTTGATAAACAGTGCGATCATGTGCTTTTTAATGCGCTTAACCTGTTCTGCCATTTTACCTTTCCTTCCTGTAGGTCACCCCTACACTAATCTGATAGACAGCTTGTTCGCCATCTGTTTCTTGCATATAAAACGAATTAGCGACTGAGATCTCTTCGATGTTATGTCCTTGCGGATAATTCGATTTATAATTCTGTTCCGCAATCCATTGCTCGAACTGCTCCAAGAACTCTTGATTGGATACCCTATCGCGTTCTTCCTGAGCCTCTTGCCTAGCAACTATATAAAAATAGTCAGTACACAATGTACTGCCATCTATATAGTCGACTGTTTCATTTGTAGGTTGCTTGTATATGCCCAAGCTTTCTGTCTCGGCTCTTAATCTGTCTGTGTCAAAATCATCGCAGAGAGCAAGGCCAGGACACTCTTTCATCCATGTTTTGATTGACTCTGATAATGTCACTTAATCACTCCCTTTCGCCATGATTTGCTTTGCGCCACGTGCTATTGCAGCAGCACCGCCTTCTCTTTTCATGCGCTCAAACCAATAATTTCCCCTTTTAGGCGCGCCTTGAAAATTAGCTGGCATATAATACCATCTGCGTGCGTAAGGTGTCGTATACCTTACAGTGCCACTACCTATGACAGTACTAATCTGTCCGCTTTTAATGAGATCTCCATCATTTTTTGGAATATAAGGCACACAACGTCTTAGCACCTCTGAGTCGATGAACATCTGCACCTTTCCTTGCTTTTCAATAGCAAATCGGCGCTTTATGTCATCATTGCTTTGTAGCTTTAATCTCAAGCTTACATTCTTCATTATGCACCTATCACTTTCCAGTTCTTCAAATGATCTCGATTTGTATTGTCTGCTAAAGATTTCAGAGTAACCACATCCGAATAATCTCGCTTGAGGTCTTTTAGCCTATAGCTATCTCCTATTTCCTTATTACACTCTCCCAAAACGGCTACGCTTAGGTTTGACGCGGTTTCGATTGTCCAATGACTCAATCTGTCACTAGATAATAAAAACTCTTTATACGGCAAATAAAAGGCTCTATATGGGATAGTGATTGATACGGTATCAACAATGTTTAGTTTTCCGTCTGTATTGACGGATTGAACTCTCTTTCGCTTCCACATTACCCCTTTTAGGACTGCTCTATGCCATTTTTCAACGCCATTATCCTTGTAGTAGCTATAGATTGTGATTGTGTCCGTGAAAATCATTACATACACCCCATTAAACCTGTTCCAGATAGAATCTCGAAGACAGCACTTTTAAGCTCTGCCTTGCGGTCCTCGGCAGATGCGTATGTTTCGGAGTATCCGTCGTTTGATACCGAAATAACGCCCTCAGTACCGCCTTGACTTGCTAGCGAGTGGATTATATGTACTATTGCTGATACTGTTTGGCTGTAACGGAAGTCATCCTCCGTTACAACCTTGTCAATTCTCCTAGCAGTCCAACCACGTAGTAAGATTGCTGCTCTCTCATATAGCATTGCATACTCTTCTTCGCTCTGTACATCCGCATAGATGCTCTGATACTCCGCTAACGATACGCTTAACATGATTACTTGCTACCTTTCGTTTCTACTGCCTCAGGCTCCACATCTTCTGTAACGATAATTTCATCACTATCGTTAAATTCCAATCCTACTATTCTGCCCATTGTTTACCTCCTATTATTTACAAGCTCCAGCTATTCCGTTAGCCTTGTTGACGTAAACGTCTGCGATACCAATTTCTCTGAAGTTGAACTGCCATCCATCTGCATCCTTGTTATCCTCTGGAGCGATTGCCTTGTTAACATTTCTCTTCTGGTACTGGATAACAGCAGAAGGCTCAACGATCAAGAAATCTAGCGCCTTACCAGTTGCTGCCTTCTTGTATCCGCCCTTCTCCTGGCCACCAGTCTTGCCATCATTCATCTCGATTGCTGTGAAGAATCTGCTAGCTGGCACCTTCTGAACGAGTGCGAACTGTTCTAGAATCTCCTTTGACTTAGTTGTGTCTAGGTCTCTGATCATTCCGTGAACAGTTGGAGATACGAATAGAATTCTTCCGTCCTCTGGTACCTCGTTGTCGGTCATTGTGTCGTATGCCTTTGCAATAGCCTTAATTGCGGATGCGCCGTCTGTGATTGTGCTTGTTGCAATATTTGCACCAGCCTTCTTGCAGTAGTTCGCAAATCTAAAAGCATCGAGCTCTGGGATTACTTTTGTTCTCTCGAACTCTGCCGATAGTCTTCCGAATGCTACTCCAGCAGTAGAAGCATCATCGTCTGCATCTACGAGGAACTTACGACCTCTGTCGAAGTTACACTTTACAGTCTCGTTAGTTAGCTCTACGCTTCCCATAGTGTATCCTGCAGAACGGTCATAGTCTGCAAGCCCATCCATGTCAATCTTTGGGATAACAAGCTCATCTGCATTTGCGCCCTGCTGTGCTAGTTCTGGAGCACCGTCGAGCACTGCAGTAACTGATGATGTCTTATACACCTCATCTAGAAGGTCAACGTACATTTTGAATTTTGAAATCTGATTTGCCATTTTAATTTTCCTTTCCCTTTGTTGAGAGACCCATCACAGCCCTTGCTGTGGCTAGAGCCTCGTCAGTACCACCTACTCCACCACTTGCGTTGCCAGAAGTGCTTACCTTCGCCCCTGTTGGATTCGCATTTGAGCCAAATAGGAACGATGTGTCCTCAGCTTCCTTTAGCGCATTGATTGCCGCTTCGATGTCGCTTGAACGATCCTTGCTTGCTCTCAGCTCGTCGAGTTTGAGCTCTGCTCTTATACTTGCAGCCCTGCGACCGCCTGCCTTTGAGATGGCATCATCTAACAGCTTGTCAAACTCTGCGCCTTCGAGCTTGCTCTGCATGTCCTCGATGGCTTTCTTATGTGCAGCATCTTTCTGCTCAGATGCACTTTTAAGCTCTTCGATTTGCTTCTGCATTGCTTCCTTGTCTCCTACTGAGGCCTTTAGCCCCTCAATTGACTTCGTCTGCTCGTCAAAATCAGCCTTAACCTTATCGTACTGGTCTGCTTTGTCCTTTACAGGATCTAGTTCTGCGTGGTGTGCGTTGAGTATCTTTGTGATAACCTCATCGTCTGTGATACCAAATTGCTTTAGCGAGTCTCTTGTAAATGCCATTGTAATAGTTTCCTTTCTTTTTACGTCCTGCGAGTGCTTACGCTTGGACTACCGTTCTTGTCCTGTTTTACGTCGGATGAACAAACGACAATAAAAAAACATCGCTTGCTTGCGATGTTTAATAACGTATTTGGCTATAAAAAGACGCGGAGCCCGAAGGACATCCGCGTACGTTCTGAGCTATATTGTTTTAATGCTCTTCACTTCATCGATAGGAACTGCTATATATGCCCCCTCAAGAAATAATTCAAGCTCATCTTTTCCTGACTCTGTATCATAATCAGGAGCAATTGAATCAAGTTCGCCAATGACGTCCCTTCCATCGGTGAGCATGACTAAAACCTTTTTATCAATATATTTTTTAAAATCTTTTATTATCATATCGTATACCTTTGTTTCTTGTTCATATAATCAGGCACTATATGAACACCCTTTTTTGAATAGTGAATCTTAAACACGCTTGTTTCTTGAGTTTCTCCATCAAGGTTATTTATGACAACACCTATTTCTTCATCGTTTGTGACAATTATTTCAGTATGAGTCCAATTGCCGTGACTGTCGTAAATATTTATTCCTTTCCCTGCATATTCCGTTACAAGCTCAGATATTTTATGCTGTGGGATTGTCAAATATGAAGGAGGATATTCTTTTGTCTCTGATAAGTTTTTATACGAATTTGTACCTACTACATGCTTATTTTGTGCCGGAGCAATCTTCGTCAACTCATAATTTGACAAATCTTCTTTTTTGCTTAAGTGGATAATACTTCTTTTCGATTCGATTATATCATTTTTAGGCTTTGATATCAAGGGCTTTATATACTCAAAATCTCTCTTGTAGCCCTTAACATAAAGCCTATTAAGGTTTTGCTTGAGTCCTGCCTTTTTACAAAATCGTGCATACTGCTGTTCTTTTGCACTAATTGCAGCAGTCATATTCTGCCCCCCTAGATGCTGTCTTTTAAACTCCCTAAGTTCCCTTTCAAGCCTGCGCTGGTGTTGCGTTGCCTGGTAGTACGTATATATTTTGCCATCAACCTTAACCGGAGCCGGTTCCTTTTCGAGCGGTGTTGGGTCAGAAATTCCTTCGATAAACGGATAAAACGTATGCTTGCAATTATACCCACAAAGTCCTGCTGGATCATGCGGGTACCCAGTCACTGCCTCAAGGCTTAAAATCTTATAGCCCAATCGCTTACTTTCTTTCGGATGAGCCTTTCCGCTTATGCTGTAGACTTTGCCCTGCCATCCTGCATGATTTGCGTGTCCGTCTCCGTCTCGTGCTCCACCGTGTGAGGAAACCTCGACTAAATCCGTTCCAAGCTGTTCTGCGTTACTCATTGATATATCCGCTGCCATTTGATTTAAAGTCGTTCTGACTGCTAAATGTGCAGCTACATCTATACCTCTTGTAATACCTGACGCATAGTTTACATATCTCAGTCCACTTTTTTCGAGGTCTGAAACGACTTGCTCGACCGCTTGTTCAGAGGAAAAAGCACCGCTCGCAACATTCATAACTGCCTTATCCATTGAGTGATTAAATGCTTGATCTACCGAAACTGGCGCTCCAATAAACTTAAAGCCTGTAGAATGAGTTAGTGATTTAAGCTCATGCTCAAGACGTTTGGAGCTTTCTGCGGAGATTTGTTTCAGTGCTGGGCTTGATTTTAAACTCTGCCCTCTAGTCTTCCAAAATGCAACATCATCTGCAAACGACATGTCGCCAGCTCGTCCGATTATCTTATCTCCGTGAGCTTGCGCCGAGTCTACAGTCTCTCTAATTCGCTCTCTAACAAGTTTTTTGTGCTCAAGCGTGTTCTCGTTCAGCATGTCGATAAAATCTTTGTCAGCGTGCAATTTATCGAGCACACGGGCTTGTATCTGACTAGGACTATATCCTAAAGACTCAAGAGCTTTTGCTTGCAGCTCTGCAGATTCTGTCCATCGCTTTGATTTGCGCAATCTTCGAGCGATGTCCTGAATTGTATCCTGCTCAAGATCCTGAAACATCGGTATTATCTCAGCACTTAATTGCTCTTTTTGATAGTCGGATAGCATAACTATGCCTCCGTTTCGTCATCGACTTCCACATCGCTATACCAGGCTTCAGCTTCAGCCTCTGTAAGTCCGTATTTATCCTGTATATATCTCTTGACAAGCTTTGGCAGTCCAAAGGCTTGTGCATCAGCTCTCATGGAATCGAGCTCACTCTGTCTGTCTGTGATAAAGCTGTCGTCATAAGTGATTACGATTTCTTCTGTAAGATCATACTTTGTGCCGTTGAACGCATTCGAGAACCACAGAAGCGCTCTTACAAGATCCTCAATATAGTCAGTCAGATTTTGTCTTTGCTTATTCAGCTCCTGCATGGAGTCTTGTTTCGTTCCGATGTACTCTGTCGCAGTCTTGATCTGTCCGTTTTCAAAGCTGTATTTGCGTGTACCAAATCCGAACATCGTTGAAAGCAATGATAATGAAAGCTCAAATGTCTTGGTTATGCTGTCAATACGGATAACTGGATTTATCTCCTGAATTAGGTCGTCGGAGTTAGGCAGCTTTTCGCCCATCGAAACGAATGTCTTTTTATGCTGCTTGTTTGGAGTCTTTGCATTTCCGTTTTTGTCAAACTCGCACAGCGCCTCGTTATAAAGCACCATCTTGTCAGCCTTGTCCAGGTCTCCAAATAGCACATTAAAGATTAAATCAATGCTCTTGAGTATTGGAATGGCTGCATAGATCTTTGGATATCCATACCCCTTCATGTCTTTTATGTTGTTAACAACCGCAGTCGTTAGGATTGAGAAAGGCTTAACATCCCCCAGCCTAACCTCTGAACCCTTTTCGACAACTTCCTTGCCGTCAACATCCAAAACCACTGTCTTTGAGACATACTTGTCATCTTCCATGGTAAACGTAACAATGGTCGTTTCGGTCTTGCCGTTGACTATATTTTCGGAAGCAAAGGCACATTCTGTAACTATGCCTTTTGAGATTGTTAGTGGGAATATTCCACTAGGCTCGACATAAATCAATTCTATCGTGCCACCCTTCAGCGAAGAATCGTCAAATAAATCAGCTCCAACCACTCTGACATAAGCGCCTACAGTTCCCTGCGCAGACATAAGCTCTAATTGTCTGCGGATTGCCTTTGAAAACTTGTCTTTTGATAGCTGTTGCTCGATAAATCCGTTCGCACCTTCTGAGTTTGTAACAATGTCTACCACCTCGCAAAGGTTTGCATCGTCCTCGCACGCCCTCTTAGCAAAGCCTGTACGCTCCATTTCGTACCTTACGTTATTCACTGTCACCCTGTTGTGAAAATTGTCTATTAGATCATTAGAGTACCAGGAATCACACAAGTCCATTATCGCGAGAGCCTTCTCATTCACGTCATATCCCTGTTTATTCAAATATTCTTTAACGTGTGCCATTTATCCCTCCATTGGATGAAAATAGTCAATAAACTGACTCCATGAGTAGTAGTCAGCATCGTATGTATCGACGTCTGTTGAAAAGTCGTCGAGTAGTTTTTCTTCTTTTTTGCTCTTGCTGTCATATACCATTTCGGATATAGAATCAGCAATCGGCTCGCAGAAGTCCGAAACCCACAGCAATCTATTTGTGTTAATTACTGAATTGTAAGCAAGGACCCTGTCAGAGAATTCCGTTTTGCGACATCCTGCAACCTTAACCCTTATACCGTTTCGCGCTGAGTATATTGCCAGTCCATTAAGTATTAGCTGTTCGGCGTTGTCGACGAACGCAGCTACGATTGGAATTTCTGGATATAAAGTTCTTACCTCGTTGACAAATTCCTTGAATGTTGCGTATATCTTTTCCGGATCTACAGTCCCCTTGCTGTGCTTAATTCGTTTGTAGTACAGTCTAATCTGCTTATTAAAGCCTTTAGTAAATCCTGTAGCAACAAACGGCGTGTGTGAATTTGTACCGCCGATATCTATGCCGATATAAATCTGCACTATACCGTGCACGTTCTTGCGATTGCCATTTTCGTCAACAGGCATTAGTTTGTCGTAGCTTATTGCGTAAGCTTTAGCCTTGTCTGCAAACTGAGGATGCACGAGCCCCTCTGCTGCAACCCATAGCCCTTGAATGAATCGCTTAAAAAAGACGCCCACGAATTGACGTCTGTATCGTTCCTTTATTGCCTCCGATAACGACAGATTGTCGTCCATCGTAAAATGCAAATAGATTAAATTCTTTTCTGCAGCCTGGTCAATCCAGTTTACCTTGAACCAGTGCTTAGGCTTATCCGGATTGCAGTTAAACCACCACTTTGAGCCTTCGACTGAGCATCGTGCTGTTGCCTGGTTAACAAACGACTCCGGCATTAGTGCGACTTCATCGAAAAAACAACCAGCTAATGTGATACCCTGTACAAGGTCTTGTGATCGCTCGTCCTTACCACCGAAGATGTAATAATAATTTGTGGTGGCGCCCCTGGTGATCTCTAACAGGTTGTCAGCTCTCCTGTCTTTGAACTTGTATCCTCTAGCAAAGAGCATTAGTTTAAGCGGCTTTAAAACATTTCGCCTAAAAGCTCCGATAGTCTTTCCAGCCATGCCAAAGTTCTCGCCGTTAAAGTCCTCCATTGACCACATAACAAAGGACAATGCCATCGATACTGTCTTGCCTGATCTAATCGCACCGTCTGCGATGATACCGTTCATCTCATGCACTTGTGATTCTGGAAGCCACCAGGTTAAAATCTTTTTCTGCTTTCGACTAAACGGCTTAAACTTAAAAGCTTGTGCTAGTCTTCCCATATGTCAACCGCCTCACTTCTAAGAGCATCGATAAAGACATCGTCCTCGATTTCTTGCACGTCTTCGCCTTTAGCCTTTGCCGTCTGTGCCTTAATGTGCTCAGTACGAGCCTCTTGCTCTTTGTTGTCTGCATCAGTGTTAAACGATTGACCTGCATATTGTGCTACAAAATAAGCTGCCTTTACATTTCCTGATAGTGCCTTTTTGATTTGAGCCATTAACATTGCACTTTCTAGTGTCGCGTCGACTCCCAATTCATCCAGTAACGGCTTCCATTCAGGCGAATCTATCTCAGCCGTAAGCAGCATGTTTAATGTCTTATTGAAATTTGCTTTGCGACGTCTCGCAACACCGCTCGCCCTTCCTGCAATCTTTGCCAATTCTCGGCGTTCGTGCGGCGTTCGTTTTTGATTTGCATCTCTGATATTGTCATATCCTGCCACACCACCACCTCTCTTTTCGTCTGTTTTGCAGCAACACAAAAGACGCCCAATCTTGAGCGCCTTCTGCGAGTTATTATATGAGAAATAATTTTTGAGGAAGCCACAATTCCCTTTTCGCTAAATACAATATATCACATCAAAAACGTGAAATGTGTGAAAGTTTCAAAATACAAGAATCAGCTTTTTACTGGTTACAATATATCACACTTTTTTGTTGCATTTGTTGCAAGTTTCTTTAATCTCTTAGATACTGTAGTTCTGTCGCAATGCATGACATCTGCCACTTCCTCCTGCGAACGCTCCTCTATGTAGTACATCCGAAGTATCGTCCTCATATCAGGGTCGCATATAGCTTCTATCTCTTTTTCTATAGCCTCAATTAGCTTGCTAATTTCGTCTAGTTTGCGTTTTAATCGCTTCTCCCTACTGGATATACCCTTTCTATCAAAATCGACTCCTACAAGCGATTTTGGGATTCCCCGACCACTCCTATAGTCTTTGTAGTAGTCTGTAACTATTTCCGGCTTGGCATGGTCGATAGAATACTTTAGCCCCTCTGCTTCTCGTCGCAATGCTTTAAGCTGCTTAATCTGTTCGTAGTCTATCATGGCTATCACCTCGCTCCGTGCTTTCTTCCTCAATTCGCTTCATTTGCCTCTCGATTTTGAAAAACTTTGCATGCTACACCGCCTCCCTTTCAATCACTTCTAAATCACGCTCGTACTCTTTTAAAAGCTTTCTCAATATGTCTTCGCTCACAATGTCAATGGTATCGTTCTTGAGTAGTTCTTCGATTTTATCAATTTCTGACTCCAGAAAATTGCTTGCGTAGTTTATTAGTCTATCTTGTGGTATCATTGCTGTTTCTCCTTGTATGGTTTAGGAAATGGTCGCCATGCTATAACTTCAATTCCCGCGTCTATTTCGTCTGGTGGTGATTGCCCGTATTCTGATAGATAATCTTCACACACAGAGGAATACCACCACCATTTCCCTTTATGATAATATGCAGCGGCTACATCTGGTTTGTCTTTTATGTCTTGGTAGTATGGCGCGGGGTTTCGGTTTACATAAGTTATCAGCACTGGTATCAACTTATCAGGCAACGCTCTTGATACAGGCGTCCAATGGCACGCTGACGGTTGTGTGTAAATGCGTTCTAAAGTTTCAGCATTTATATCATCTATATGTTTTTCCATTATTACTCCTCCTTGTATGATGGTAGTTCCATCCACGCTATCACTTCGTAAATGTCGCCATATGTTCCCGACAGGTACACGTAATCATTAATATCAAAACTATCTATCCATACGTCCACACCATCAGTAACGAGTACATCTTTATTCAAATCAGGTAAATTTTCTACAAATTCCGTCCATTCAGGGTAGAACTCTTTTTCTTCAAGAGTTAATGGTCTGAATATGAGTTTATGCCACTGTAAAACAACTGGTTGTGCGTCTAGCCATTCAAGTATCTCTGCTTTGACCACCTCTCCAAAAGATTCTTCTTCTATGTCCGAACATAACTCGTCTATCAATTTATCGACGTCTATTAATCTCATCGTTATTTCTCCTTGATTTTATCCTCAATCAACTTATGTATCTTTGCTCTAACATCATCTGCTATTTCAAAGTGCTGACTTGCACAGCACCTTTCTAACTCGTCTAATAAGTCGTCTAATTTGTTTTTAAAGTCGGTCATCTGTTCCTCGCTTTCTGTTGTATGCTCCTCTTGGTAGCAAAGGTGATGTCCATAATTGTGGTGTTTTTAATGTGCTTATCGCCATTTCAAGTGCTTTTACATTATTTGACCATCCCATCTGCTCGCATACACCTTTTAGCTTAGTTAATTGCTCTATAGCGTCATAATTTGTCATCGTTGCATCCTTTCTGACTAAAAGTCACTTGAGCATCGTACTCATAGTTCATCCATATCGTTTCCGTTCGCTTGACGGAGCATTCTGCAGTAGTATTTTTGCTCAGCTTGTTCCAATCCCTCAGATATGAGTTATAGAGGTCATTGTCATATCCGCTAATCATCACTTTGCAGTCACTATCACATAAAGCATTTAAAAGCCTTACATGGTATTCGTCGTCTAACTCGTGATTATATAAAAATTTTTTCTCGTACTCAATAGATATGGTGGGTCTACATATACGAAAGTTTCTTCCCCTCTTAAACTCTTTATCAGCTCTATTGCGTCCTTATGTTCAATCTGTGCATTTTTGATTCGCTCGACTGCGACTCGTAAAGTATCAGGTAGTTCGTTCCATGCTTTTGCTGGGTTTGGACTTGTTTCGCCAATTCCTCGCCTAAAGCCGTTTTTATACTTATTGCCACATCCAAAACCTTGCCAGCACTTTACTGCAAATCTTCTTGCTCGCTCTACATCATTTGCGGTTGCGCTTTTATACGCCGATTCATATTCTGTCCTGCAGTACGAAGTAAGGTTTATAGCTTCGGCCAATTCGCTCGATTCCGTTCTCAGCACTTTGAAAAAGTTATAGATTTCATCGTCTATATCGTTCAGGATTTCGTTGTAACATAGCTCTTTGTTAAAAAATACTGCTCCACTACCGAAGAATGGTTCACAGTAGACTTTGTGGGTTGGGATATGCTCAACAATCCATTTTGCCAATCTGTTCTTTGCTCCTGGATATTTAAGTATTGCTTTCATTTTCCTCCCTCAAAACCTCGTTGCCTTTCTTAATCTTCTTATAGCACCAAACGCAGAGATAATGCTCTTCGCCTGCTATTACTGCACTGTATTTTCCGTACAGGTTGATTCGTTTTCCGCATAGTTCGCATTTCATCTGCTACCTCCCATACTTGATCATGTCGTCTACTAGCTGCCTTATGTCGTGACCAGTCATGTCTTTTGTGCTATCTATCATCTGATTAACCGTGCACCTCTGGTCCCAAACCTCACCGAGCAAACTCATGTATGCTTCGAGGAAGTATCCAATGCGTTTCTCCCTCCATCCGTACACTGTCCATAACACTCGCACCATGATTGAGATGTGCAGTAGGTTTTGCAATTTTATGATTTCAAAACGTGGCACCTGCTCGATTGGTCTTTTTTGCTTTTTGCTTTTCTTAGCTTTCGGTATCATGTTATTACTCCTCATACTATGCGTATATAAATAACCTTTCATGCATTATTATTTATTTTTGAGTGTCCCCAAATAACATGGGGACGGTTTAATGTAGTTATTTCAACACTTATAGCGATTGCCTTATTTTTTGTCCCCAACGGCTTGGGGACGCTCTATCCTAGTAAATTCAATGCTTATGGCGATTGTCCCCACTGTCCCCACGTTTTTGCTATCCTTACGCGAGGGTTTCTATATATTTTTTTAGATGTAATTTTTTATCTATACATATAGTGTGTGTAAATTCTTGGGGACAGGGGACACTTGGCGATTTCGTTCATATTTCAATGTTTTTCTGTCCCCAACGGCTTGGGGACACATGGGGACACCCCTCGCTATATTGTTGAAATTCCAACGTTTCGTATCAAATAACATACTGGAGATTCTTGGGGACACCTATTAAAAAGGTATTTCCTCTTGAACCTCTACAAAACCAATGCTTTCAGAGGTTTCATCCTCAATATTGATATGAAGCGCTATTGTCCAAAATCTTATTCCGTTAATTCTGACTCGCTTGTCGACTCGTCCTTGAACAACATCCGTCAAGTTATTCCTGCTGAGCCATTTTGCGAACTCAGTCGGATTGAATCCATTTTCTGAGCATGCTGAATTGAATACATTTCGTATAATATTTATTTCGCCACTCGAGATTCTCCCGTAGATTTTACCCAATGGCGTATAGTTATCAGTGATAAAACTATTATGATTCTCTGCAATCCATCCCTGGAGCCACTCATATGCTCGCTTATTCTGCGACACGTCTTCCTTGCTTGACAAATATGCTTTCATATCCTCGATATTTATTGAGCCCTGATCAAAGAACATGTATTCACCTAAGATAGCATCAGCCGTCAGTAATAAACTCGCTGCAAGCGCTTGCTTTTCTGTAGATTTCTGATTTAATTCCTTGAAAAACAACTGTTGCAAATTGATTGCTTCCTGCATGACTGAGTCGTCTGAAATAATTCTTATGAACTCCTTTCCTGCATGTCCATAGTTCGATTTGACAACCTTTACTATGTGTCCAGGATCATCGAATAGCTTTGTATCCTCACAACTAATCTCAATGATTCTATTGACCGCACCTCCTCCGGATGTATTCGAAGTGATTGGCTGCTCTCCCGATGTAATAATACAGTTCGCCCATGTGCCATTGCGCTGCAGACCTCCGGTCTTTTGTCCTCTTGCCTTTCCTACGCCTTCCGACAACTGATATATGAGCTGGTCAAAATCTTTGCGATCTTTTATAATCTGGAGCTCATCCAGGATTAGGGGCAATGAGTTGACAAAGCCAGCTGATAACTCTTGTGCTACTGCAGTTGAATTAAACGTATGGATGTACTTTCCCATCTCAGGGTTAGCCCATACTGACGCTGCAAGCATTAATCCAACAGTTTTACCTGTCTCGGTTCCACCGCAAACATGGACGAAAAAGGGTAGGCATGAGCACGGTTCAACCAGTACCGAAGCAAACGCTGCAACTAATAAAATTTTAGGCGCTGGATTATCCCCACTTCGGATTTCTTTCGCTAGGTCCATCCATTTTTTACTGTTGCCTTTTTGCTTCACGCTGTTAAAAAAAGATTTAAAGGCTTCTTCTCCATCAAACACTAGTCCATCAACATAAGGTGAAAACCCATCGTCTCCAACCCATCCGAGACGGCTTACGGATTTCTTGCTTGGTATTACATCAAAGTTTAGATTCTCTGCGTCATGCAAATACTTAACAAGCGCTCTAGAGTTCTCCGAGGTGACTGCAATTCCATAGTCGGCTAGTCCGACTATCGAACTGTTTGATGCAATCTGCTTGCGGTCAACAATAATATCTTTCCAAACTGCACCTCGACGATATGCAAGCTTAATCTTTTCAAGCCCAGTGTCTACATTGTCAAGCCTTAGCACTGGCATGATAGGGTGAGGGCATGCAACTTCTTCCATTCCGCCATATCCTACTCTTGAAATGCCACCATCGTCAGCTGTCCATGTGCCGACTTCAAGCTCAAATTCCTGACCTGTAAAGTTTGTTGCGTTGCATATCAAGTCATTACTTGCCATCTGTTTAAGCATCTTTAAATAAGCTTTATAAAGCGTTGTAAAGTTTTTAATTCCTACAGACTTAGCGTGCTCTGTAACAAGTGCTTTCCTCTGCTCTTTTTCCAGAGCGTTATCGCTTTGCTCGATGTATTCAAAAGGTACAACTGAGGTCAAATAGTCTTCTTTTGTAAAATCTATGGCACCCATGGATACATCACCCCCTCAATATTGTCATCTAGCCATTGTTCAGAACTAGATATGTAATAGTCAATTAGCTTCGCTTCATCTGCTTCGAAATCTGAACTGTATCGAACTTTAAATAGTCCCCTATGTATATCTGTCACTTTTGAATAATAATCGCTTAAATCGGATTTTAGAGCCTCGGCTACTTTCGAGATTTTGTTATTTAACGCAATTTCCTGCCTCTCTCTTATACTTGGCTTTTTATTTACTATCCCGAGCGAAAAATCATAGTTTAGCTTCGCAATCGCTTGAGAAAATGTAATTCCGTTCAGCTCCATGGCGAGCGTAATCAAGTCCCCTTTTGCTCCACAACTCCAGCAATGATATACCTTTTCCGTATAGCAAAAGTTATTGTGCTTACCTTTGTGAATAGGACACGGAATCCTACCCTTTGGGCTTGTTCCGCATCCATACATTCTGAGGACATCCTCAATGGTCAGTGCGTTTATTATTTTCTCTGCAACTCCATTCATTTCGAGTCCTCCAATAATCTAATGATTTCCTTGCCGGTGTTTGCCTTGTTGCAAAATACATACTCTATACTGTGTTTGTGCTGCCAGGCTGATAGGATTCTATAGATTTGCAAGCCTATAATCTTACCGAACCTTGGTTTCCACATCATCACATCATCGAGCGATTGTATTTTTACTCCATCAATTTTGTCTTGCTCGACAAGGATGTACATCTTTCCACCGATTTCATCGAGCCTCAGCAACTCTCGCTTGAATCGGTCATGCTGAGATGTTGCGTTCTGAGCAAGCTCAGCTATGTTCTGTTTTCTGTCAATAATGACGAGCGGATTAGATAGATCGCAATAGTCACCAACAAACATCTTGCTTGAGATGTATTTAATTCCCTGTCGGTCAAACTCTGCTATTATCTTTTTAATCGCTCTGTCTTTTTCTCTCGTATCAATCTGTATAATCATGATGCACCGCCTAGAATGGCACATCGTCATCGATTGCCTCGAATGTATCCTTTGGTGACTCAGCTGGTGCCTTTGCCTCGTTTTTGGTATCAACGAAAGTGAAATCATCAACCATCAGATTCCAGAAATATTTGTTTTCCGATTTGCTACACTGCATCGAACCATGGACGGCAATCCTGCTGCCTTTCGCAAAAAACTTGTTAATCACCTCAGCTCGCTTGCCAAACACGGTACAGTTAAAGAAATCGGTTTCTTCTCCAAATTTACGATTAACTGCTACCGAAAAGTTACATAAAGAACTAGTCTCACCTTTTGCATTTGTATATGTCTTTAATTCAGGGTCTCTCGCTAATCTACCGAAGATGTTAATACTATTCATTTGCCAGCTCCTCCAAAACTTCAATTCTGCTTAGCTTTTTTGTCTGCCTACAGTAAGCACATTTTTCGCACCTTTTCGGCTCGATTAGTCCGCTTTTTATATCAGCAAAATGGTCGACATAATGTTCAACGATCTTTAATGCAGCATCTAGCTTGTACTGTGGAACCTGGAACAATCCTAAATCAGCTCCATCCTTCTGCTTTGTCGCACCAGCAATGATAAATGGCAGCCTCTTGCCTGTACTTGCCTCAACTACTGCCTGGTAAATGGCGCCCTGAATGTCGTACCCCCACGCCTCTACGAAACTAACTCGTCCAAGTTCCTCGACATATACCGGCTCAAAATCACGCATTACCTTTAGATCTACGATTGCCTTCCCTTCGTGGTAGCTATCGATTCGGATTTTAAACTCGTGCCCAAACAACTCGGCAGTCATAATTACTTGCTTTTCACCGCTCATGTATTTCATAAACATTTCATCTCGCTCGAGTCTGTTTATAATCTCATTCGCTTGAGTATACTCAGCCTTTAGACTTCCGTCTCGTTTAAGGATTTCCGGGTGCTGCGCCATGAAAAGATCTAAAGTTCCCTCAAAGTGTGCGTCAACATATGATCCAACCAATAGCGCAGTGCTTGTTTCTTCTTCTGTTTCTCCACTAATTCTTGCCATAGTTGAAGCTTCGCACTTCATGAATGATTTAAACTGAGACGAGCCGAAGTATTTCAGCTCGTTTTCTTTGTCAAAATAGTTTTCTCTTGTTAGCATTTAACTGCCTCCTTACAAATAATTAATCTCGAGTTCATCCGAGTTGGTTGTTCTTGTTGCAATAAACTGCAAGCCCTTCTCTTTGCACTTTGCGTATAACCTTTCACGGTTCGAATCAGACAGTCTTTCGACGCCATCTATGAGGATAACCTGCAGGCTGTTTGGTTTAGATAGTGCCACATCTACACAGAGCTCAAGCTTTTCTCCCTCGGATAAGTTTGTGACTGGCAATCCATTTATAAGCGGAATTCCATTCTCAACTGTTAGGCCAGCAACTGGCAGTGTAGCCGTCTCAAGAATTTCGCCAGGAAGCTTACGAGCAAGCTCAATCTTTCTTGTAAACTCATTTGATACCTCCGTAAGCTGCTCTGTTTCTTCTTCCTTTGCCTTGAGGCGAGCGTATTCGTTTAAGTGTCTTTTCATCTCTTCTGCTGTAGATATTTCGTCCGATAACGCAGTAGTATCAACTATCGGCTTATCTATATATTCGTTAGCAGTACCGATATCCTTTTGCAACTTTGCAACCTTTGTCTCAAATTCAGCAATCGCAACACGATTCTTATCTTCCAGCTTTGCGTCAAGTCCTTTGAGTTTCTCTTCCGTAGCGAGCTGTTCTGCTTTGAGTCTTTCGATGTTTGCCTTTAAACTCTCTCTTTCTGATGCAATCGCACGCTCATTTGATGAGATGCTAATTTCTTTTTCGGCTTCATATCCTCGCATTTTGTTGTCATATGAGTCCTTAAAAGCTTTTGCTCTCATTATCAGATCGTTGCTTTGTCTTATCTTCTCAAGCTCGTGATACTTCGCTGATAAATCAAATGCCTCCCATTTATCAGCCTGATATCCGCTTGGAATATCCTTTGAGATGTCTTCAATCAACGCCCTGTTATTTCTGATATCGCGATTCACGTTCTGGCGCTCCTGAAAGTAGTAACCCTTTTCGGACTGGATATCATTCAGCACCTGCAAAATATTTTGCTCATAATTGACATCCGGAGGGATTTCCCCAAACTGATCCCTTATCCAGTTAAGGTCCCAATCATACTCAATTAGATCCAGGATTACACGATTCTGCTCTGCCTTTGTCATCTGGGTGAATTCGACTGGGTTGAGCTGCAGTGGTGTGAATAGTGTCTTGAGCATAGACTCAGGGCTACCTATTTCTCGGCCAGCTTCTTTGACTGACTTATAATCAGCCTTATCCGTGCGCTTCTTTCTGTTGATATACAGGCCTGCACCTGCCTCGATGAGTATTTCTCCCTCTTTTTCTCCATTTCGTATGATATAATCTCTATCAGACTGATTTGTTAGAGCATATCTGATTGCATCAATCACGGATGTTTTCCCCGTTCCGTTTGAGCCAGATAGCTCTATGTTTCTTCCATCAAGTTCGGTTTCGCTGATTCCAAACAAATTTTTAATCTTAATCTTAGTTATTCTCATCGTTTAATATATCTCCCTCTAAATCTGCTTTCTCCTGCTCTGCTTTGACTTGCTTTGCACAATCCATGCAAAGTGTTCGTCCAAATTTACTCTTCGAACTCTGCGCAATAGCCCTTGCCGTGTACTTACCTTCATCTGTAATTTGGCATCCGCACTCATCACAGAAATATTCATCTTGTTTAGGTGCAAATGGTCTCACCCTGATTCCACCCACCTTGTCGCCAGCAAACATCACATTCGGGTCGGCAAAGACTAATATCTTATGACCACCCCATTCTTCAATAAATGGAGTTCCCGTTACTTTTTCTATAGTCTTCATATTGGTTACGTTTCCTACCATTTTAAGCTGTCTGCCATCTTCACCAATTTCTTTGAAGTAAATGACCGGCTCTTTATCTTTTCTGCCTTTCTCTCCCGTTATCTCTTCGGACTTCACTGCATAATCAATCGTTAGTTCCTTGTCTGAGTCCATGCAATACCAGGCTCCAATATACTCTTTATTAAAGCACTTCTTCCAATGTGTTTTAGTACTCATATCCACCCTCTCCTTTATCTATAATTATTTGAGCGTTAAGCTGCTTTGTGCTTGTCATAAATGCTGTTTGCGTAAATGCCATAAGTTCAGCCAGGTTATCAAACTTGAACACAAGCGAATTTTCTGGATTGAATATTGTCACATAGCCTATTATCTTACTCATTGTTAGCCCTCGCTTTCTTGATTGCGTTCGTTACGATTTCAAGGATAAACTCTATGTCATCATAGTTAACCAACCAGTTCGGAATGCTCACAAGCTGATTGATAATCTTGCTTGCATACTTCATCATTACATTTAGCTTGTATGGTTGTATTGCGTTTAGCCCTTGCTCTGGGAGCTCAGGTGTGATATTATGAAATTGGATTTCGGCGCTCTTCGGAGCGTCTTTTTTTATGTTCTTCATGCTTCCTCCTTTTGTTATTTATTTAGTATCCTTTCTGCATAAGCCTTTCCGTCTTCGGTATTGCCCGAATTGTATACGCTCAGTGCGTCCTCGTAGTTTCCGTATTGGTCATATAGGTCTGACAAGATGGCGCATCCTAGAATCACGTTCTCTTGTGGGTCAAATAGGCTTACGATTCCTAGTTCTTCCATCCTTTTCTTGTGGTGCTTTGGTTGTATCTGCATTAAGCCTATTGATTCGCCATTGTCTCCTACTGCGTTAGGATTTCCCCCTGACTCCTCAACAATGATTGCCTTGACGATGTTAGGGTCTACACCGCTTCTAACGGCTATGTCGTCAATCATTTCATTTGAGATTCCCTTTACATCAATCTGTATGTTGCTTACAACTTTAGGCTCAATCTTGTTGTAGAGCTCAGGGTGGTCTATTGCCGTTGCTATGCCGTTCAGTGCAAGCACTGCCGATATAAAGAGCGTTGGCGGTATGATTGATTTAATTTTCATAGTGTCCTCCTTTCCAACATCTTGTATGACTTGTTGATGCTATTGATGTCCAACCCTGCCATGTCATATAAGACGTCTTTGTTTAAATAGTTGTCATGTTCGCAGTACATCTTGATTTCTCGCCTTGCCATTTCATCGCGAGTCATCTTTACAATCTTCGCTGCAGTAGACCCTGCGCATCCGAATAATTTTTTCACATCGCTAGACGTGAAGTATGTTAGCGAGTGGTACATCTCAAATGCTGTCTTTACATCTGGTCTCACGTTTGGAAATCTCATTTTGTGGCTCCTTTCTGTTGTTGTGTTATAATCTCCTCGAAAGGAGGTGATTATAATGAAATCATTTGATGATTTTATGGATTCCATTAACGACGCTAATTTTGACAAATTTTCTCAAGCTGTAGCTGCCAAAGTCGGCGTCGAGCTTAATCCTCATGACGACAAGCTCGTGAGAACAACTATTATTCTTGTCCTCGAATACTTGCGCCAGTATCACGAATGGCTCTCGAAATAGAGCTAGGAGTTCGTCTGGAGCCTTCCTCAAACCATTCATATTTATTTATGCGAAGGCTCCATCTTTCCCCATCAAGCATTAAGTTCATCTCTGTCACATACTTCATTGGTTCTCCGTTAAGCAAATAGATTCCTTTTTCTAAATCAACGTGTATAGATTTAAATTCTTTATAGTCTTTCATCTCTCCTCCTTTCTATTCCTACATCCCTTATGTAAGCCGATAAAACTAAGTTCTTGATATTTAAGACCCTCGTCGATACAATATACCTATGCCAACTGGCAAGAAAGGAAGGTGGTCACATTGACCAAACTTTTGAACTTGCCTGCTCCCTGTCTGAAACAGTAGGAGCTATTCTCTGTGCGGGTTGCAAATCACTTCCGAAAGGGGGGTGATATCATTAAGCAGTACACAAATTCTTTTGCTGAAGCCAAATGCCTTATGGCTGATGGTTATAAGTTGTTGTCAATTAGTTACTTCTTATCTAATGAGATTGCGACTTATATATTAGAGAAATAAAGGTTCTCTAATTCGTTATAACCAATTTTTAATGCAACCCGTACTTTGTTTTCAACGAGAGGTGCTATCTCTCGTGTCAACTGGTAGAGAAGGCACCTCTATCGGTCTTTTGTTTTATCGACTTACATAAGGGATGTAATTTAGTTAACTTCCCTCCTCCTTTCCAGCCGGTGTGATGGTTTAATAACTTTAAGTTATATCTATTGCAAAAAAATATAATCCTTGTCAATCCTACATAGTGCACAAAACTTTTCAAATTGAGCTGGCTTAGGCGTTATTCTACCCTTTTCCCAATTGACAACTGTTGATTTGTTAATATGCATTTCTCGGGCTATGTCTGATTGTGTTAGTCCTGCGTTAACTCTCGCAGCAGCAAGGCTTATCTTTATCTCTTTTTTCATGTTTTCACCTCCCATCTTATGCTTTGCTACAAGGCCATATTATCATAACTTAAAGTTATAGTCAATACTAAAAGTTATATTTTTTATAAAAAAGTATTGTGTTTTATAACATTATGTTTTAAAATGCGATTACAACATATTAAAGGAGATGAGGAAGTGTCAGAAACAGAAATAAATAGAATTATCTCTGAAAATCTTAACAGATTAATGGAGAAGCGTGGTACAACGCAATTAGAGTTAGCCGAATACATGGGAGTCAGCCAAACGACAATATCGAATTGGTGCAAGGGCGTAAAGATGCCTAGAATGGATAAAATAGACAAGCTATGCAGATTTTTTCATATAAACAGGTCTGACCTTATGAACGACCACTCAAGCGAACCCGATGTTACAGGCATAACAAACCTATTGACGCCAGCTTCTCGCCCTATTCCAATTCTAGGCGATATTTGTGCTGGAGAAGGAACCTGGTGCGAAGAGAACTTTGAAGGACACTTTTTTATAGATAGTTCAGTAAAAGCAGATTTTTGCGTTAGGGTCCGTGGCGATAGCATGATTGATGCTGGTATTAGAGACGGTGACCTTGCGTTTATAAAAAGAACCTACGATTATAAAGACGGTAATATCTATGCTGTGCGTATAAACTCCGATTGCGAAGCAGTCCTCAAAAAGGTATTTTGGCAAGATGATACAATCATACTCAATCCATGCAACGCAGAATATAAGCCAATCGTTACGGACAGCGAAGGCGTATCGGTCGTTGGTGAGTGCATAGGAGTTTATCACACGACGAAGTGATGTTTACGTTTGGAGAGAAAAGATTATGAATGATTACGGAAAAATAATTTTATATGAAATAGAAAACCAAAAGGAACAAGTTTCTGTAACCTTTAAAGATGAAACCTTTTGGCTTACTCAAAAGGCTATGGCCGAGTTGTTTGATGTCGGAGTTCCTGCTATAAGCAAACATTTAAGCAATATCTTTAACGAAAACGAATTAGTAGAAACTGCAGTTATTTCCAAAATGGAAACAACTGCATCTGATGGGAAAACCTATTCTACTAACTTCTATAACTTAGACGCCATAATTGCAGTAGGATACCGTGTCAATTCCAAAAAAGCAACTCGATTCCGTCAGTGGGCAATTGCTGTGTTAAAAGAATATATCACAAAGGGTTTTGTTCTTAATGACGATATGTTAAAAAATGGCAAGCCTTTTGGCAAAGACTATTTCAGAGAATTACTTGAAAGAGTTCGTTCCATAAGAGCTAGCGAAAGAAGAGTATACCAGCAAATAACAGATATATATGCCGAGTGTAGTGTAGACTATGATAAGGACTCACCTACCACAAAAGATTTTTATGCTATGGTTCAAAATAAATTTCATTACGCAATTACTGGACAAACCGCTGCCGAAATAGTATATTCACATGCCGATCACAGCAAGGAGTTCATGGGATTGACAACATGGAAGAACGCACCTTCAGGTAGAATATTACAATCTGATGTATCAATTGCAAAAAACTACTTAAGTCAAGAACAAATAAGACAATTGGAAAGAACTGTCTCAGGATATTTTGATTATATAGAAGACTTAATCGAAAGAGAAAACACATTCACAATGGAAGAGTTTGCCACTAGCATAGATGCTTTTTTGACCTTTAGAAAATACACTATACTCCCAGACAAAGGGAAAATATCTCAAAAAAGAGCAAAGGAAAAGGCAATAAAGGAATTCAAGGAGTATAATAAAACCCAAAAGATTTTTTCTGATTTTGATAAAGAAATAAATAAAATTAAAAAACATTAAACAACAAAGCCCCCAGCCGAACCCGAGGGCAATGCATAGGCTGTAAGGTACAACCCGTCTGAACAACGAAATTGTATCATTGCAGCCCCTTAATGTCAAATTAATGTCAAATAGAGGGGTATTTTTGTACCCAAAATCAAGGAGGTTGCCATGCCAATTTACAAAACAAACGAAAAGCGAGATGGACTCACAAAATACCTTATAAGAGTTAATTATACTCAAGATGGTCAATACAAGACCATCACTCGCATTGCATATGGTAAAGAGTCGGCCAAGAAATTCGAAGCCTCTATGCTCAATTCCACTAAAGAGGAGTCCTCCGACTTAACTGTGCCGGAGCTGATAGACCTATACCTAGAAACGAAAAAGCATGAGATAAGAGAAAGCACGCTCAAGAAGAATGCACAGATATTAAACAGATATATAAGACCTCTCAATGTAAAACTCAAGAAATTGACCTCAAAACAGCTCGTCTCATGGAAGAACGACATCAGTTCGAGGGATTTATCCTTTACGATGAAAAAGAATATCTATGGAGCATTTAGGGGTTTGCTGAACTGGGCTGTTACCGTTGGGTATCTAGACAAAAACCCTTTAATAAAGATAGGCAATTTCAGAGATGCGTATCAAAAGAAAAAAGAGATCCTTTTTTATACACAAGAAGAGTTTATTAAGTTTATGCGAGAAGTTAAGACAATCTCAGAAGAGCGAAACTACAACGACTACTATGTATTTTTCGCCCTGGCATACTTTACTGGAGCTAGAAAGGGTGAGATTCATGCTCTCAGATGGACAGACTATCGCGATGGAAAGATTACAATAAGCAAAAGTATTTCACAGAAGCTTGGAAATGGAGACAGGGAAACGCCACCAAAGAACATCAATAGTAATCGTACTGTGGAGATTTCAAGACCGTTAGCAGATATCCTCGATGACCATTTCAAGCAGTGCAAACAGTATAGTGGGTTTAATGCAAGTTATCATATCTGTGGTGGCCTTCATCCATTAAGAGATACCAGTGTTGAAAACGTAAACAAAGAGGCAGCAAAACGAGCAGGGCTACACCACATCAGGATCCATGACTTTAGACATAGTCACGCCTCATTGCTTGCTAACAATGACATCAATATACTAGAGATAAGCAGACGTCTCGGCCACTCTGACATCGCAACAACTTTAAATGTTTATAGCCACTTTTACCCAGCAGAGGAAAGCAAAGCGACATCAATTTTAGATAAAATTCGTATATAA